AATCGCAAAGGCTGCCTCGATGGCGAGCCCTAGTGCCTTAAACGCAAAGGCAAGCGCACCCTCTCCATCGCCCCAGAGCGCTCCGATGAGGTCACCAACGGATGTAAAGAGTCCGCCAACGGAGTCAACAACCTCGCCAAACGCAGGCTTCAGGTCATCCAGGATTGGGCCCACTACCTTGCCGATTGACTCTGCAATGCCACCCTTGCCAGCGAATGCTTCTGCGACTCCAAAGATAATGTCCCCGAGCGTATCCAGCGCAGGCGTGACCATCGGCAGAATCTCGTTAGTCAAGAATCCGAGCGCCTCGTTGACGGCTGGCAGGAACTTTGCCCCGAATGCCTCAAACTTTTCGTTGAGGTCAATCTGCGCCGCAGCAAACTTGCCACTCGTGCTGTTCGCAATCTCCTCTGCCACGCCAAGATACTTTTCATCAGCGGCGCGGAGAATGTCCTTGAGTTTGGCGCCCTTCTCAACCTCAATACCGAGTGCAGCGAGTCCCCTGGTTGAGCCCTGCGAGCCCTTGCCGAGCGCGAGCATCACGGCTGCGAGTGGCTTGCCCGTAGCGGCAGAGATGTTGGCTGCTACGGCATTTGCCTTGAGCAGATTGTTTTGATTCTTAAAGAATCGACTGCCAACCTCAAGCCCATCGCGCACCTCATCGTCCGTGATGCCGAGGCGCTGCATCGCCTTGATTTGTTCCTCAACCTTTGGGCCCAATGAGTCTAGGCTGAAGCCGCGTGCCTTTAGTGCGGCATTGAGCCGGATGGTTGCCTTCTCATCCTCCGCTGCGCTCTTGATAGCGGCAAGCGTGAACCCAGCCACAGCCGTGACCGCAGTTAGCGCAGCAGCACCGATAGCCTTAAACGCCGCGACTGCGTTTGACTTCATTGAGCCAAACGACTTGCCTACTCCTTTGAGCACCTTGCTTGCGGCATCCTTGGCAACAACCGCAAAGACTGCCTGACCATTCGATGAGACCATCAGTTGCTACCTCCGCTTGAATCGGGTGAGTTTATGCCTGAACACAGTATCATTGAAGTAGCGCTCAACCGTGGCATAAAATGCGTCCATCATCTTTGCCCTGTTTGTTGGATTCTGCGCGGTTGTTGTCACGAATGGGCGCGGCTGGACCGTGGCTGTTCCGCCCTTCTGAACCAGCGACTTGCCCGCTGCGACATCCGCCCAACTAATGCCCTTCACCGCCTTGTTCGTGCCGAGGCGTGTCCGATGTCCAGAGGTCACGAAGTATCTGTACCACGCTCCACGCGGGTCACTCCTGTTGCGCCCTGGGCGTGGGCCCACCGTCGCAGACGGGCGCGAGAATCGTCCAGCCTTCGCACCGATAGAGCGCTGGAGCCTCCCTGACTTAACGGGCGCTGCTGACTTCAGCGGGTTGATAAGGGTGCGCACCGCGTTCAGGGATGCGACTGCAAGCAGTTTGTTGTAGGCGCGTGGGTTGGAGCCCTCAATGAATCCCAACTCAAACGCGCGCATCGAGTCCTCTGGCACATACTTGACTTCTACGGTGCCCGGACTTGATGCCACTATCTGCCTCCTTTGGGTTGCAGGTCAGCCATAAGCATAAATGTTCGCTGAAAGTCGCCAGCATCCCATTCCATCACTTCGTGTGGTGGTATGCCGAACTCCTTGCCAATAAGGTGCGCCATTATCAGCGGGTGAGGCGAGATGGAGCGACCTGCCGCCAGCCTCTGTGCGTCAAGCCTCAGCGCGGGGGGAGTGCTGCTACTGCCTCGCTCCACTTGCTGACTGCATCACTTAGCGCGTCCATCGGTGCATCAAGCACCGAGGTTGCTGGCTCACCGCTTTCGTCAAGAAAGTTGTGATTGACGATAAGGCGCTCAACCGCTGACATTGAGCGCTCTACGCTGCCGCTCTGAAGTTCAATAAAAACACGCGCCGGAATGCCGTCTGCCTTCATCGTCGCTGTCCAGCCATCGAATGGACTGGACAGCGCGATGTCGACTGTTCGTGCCTGTACTTTTGCCTGACTCATCGTGCCTCCTCTGCTATTGCGTTGAACTTACGGCAACGCCGCCAAGTCGCTGTTCACCAAGATGCGAAGTGACTTCGCGCTCACCGTGTCGTACACGAGCGTGCCCGTCACTGCCATCGTTGTTAGTCCATCCTCAGCACCAGCCATCTGCTGGACTTCGGTTGGGACAATCATCGCCATAATGTGCGCGCTGTATGTTCCGTTGCTCCAGGAGAGTCGTACGCCTCGTGGAGTTGCGGACTGGTATGCGTCATACCAGGTGCTGACTGCCGAGGAGGTGCTGCTCACCGTCATCGTCAGGCTGCCCGTGAATGGGCCGCTCTCTGCGTGCGTGCTGAAACTTGTTGTGCCCGCCAGATACGCCTGGCGGAGGATACCTGCATTGAACTCAAGACTGAAGTCAAGCAGGTACTCGTATGCCGTGCCGTCAGCAGTTCCAGGGAATGCCGTGCCGTGCTGATAAGCATTCCACAAGCGTCCTGCCATAAATGGCGAAGTTGGCGTGCCGTCTGCAAGCGTCGCGCTGTTCTTTGTAATCGTCTGCGCGAACAGGTTTGCGCTCAGGTTCGTGAGCCCGCTCCGGTCAGCCGCAATCGTGATGGACTCCGCCAAGCAATAGTTCGCAACATACTGCTGAATGCCATCCGTGGCAACGAGGCTGTATGAGGTTGGCGAGTTGGCTGCCGTCATTGAATAGTCGTAGTCCCACTCATATGGCGCAGCGGTGCCTGAAGGCGTATCGGTGCGCGTCATTGAGAGCCATAGTGGCAACTCACCAACGCTGACCGCAGGAACTGTAGCGCTGAGCGTTGGCTCTACGCTGACGATGGTCCCAGTTGTTCCGATGAGTGGGTTGCGGAGAGCAACGCTACGCTCTGCGCCCAACTCGATGGTCGTGCCGTTTGTGATGACTCCCGTAGGAGTCACCAGCAACTTACGCCCGCCGCTTGTTAGCGTTGGCGTAGTGCCTGGGGTGGCCTCCTTGAATGCCACCAGTTTGCTGAACAAAACATTGCCTGCGCTGGCTGCTGGCATCAGTCATTCTCCTTGTCATCTGCTTGAGCCGCTGGTGCGGCATTGTTTACCCGTTCTGCAATCCCTGCGGCAATCCACGCCTCTGCCTGAACTGCTGGTGCGTTGATGATACTCCCATCAGACGGGAGGCCACCCACGAACTCGCCCGCTGGCAGTGAGCCCTGAACATACCTGACTGCAATACGGCTGATGATGTTGTAGTTGACTCGTTTATGCACTGGCATTAATAGCCTCCACGGACGCCACTTGAATCTCTGCGCTGATGGTCAGGTACTCCTGGTCAGCCCAAACATCTGTTCCGATTGTTGTGCTCACTACGCTTGCCTGCGAAACTGCGTCTGTGCCGTTGAGGGTCACGCCGTCAATCAGCGAGTCACGCAGCCAAGTCCTCCACGCCATCAGGTCCTGATACTTACGGGCAAGGTCAGCCTGCGGCTGGATGTAGATAGTTGCGGTGAGCGTCAGCGTGACTTGTCGATTGGCTGCGCCGTAGGCAATCGCATCGCCCGATGGAATAATCACGCACGCTGGAACCACAGGCAGATTGTCCGGAGGATAGGCGTGCACCGCGCGCAGCGCGTAGCCAGTTGGCGAAGTCTTGGCAAGTAGGTGGGCCGCTAGTCCGGAGATGATAGTGGCGTCATTGAAACTCATCGTGCCAAGCCTTCACGCTTGCGATACTGCTCAAGCAGCACCTGCGCTTCTGGGTGTAGCGCTCGTGTCTGGCGGAGGATTCCGCCTAAGTCCTGCGAGCCGATAACACCAAACGGTGAAGTGCGCGATGACCAGACTGCTCCTGCCTGAATGATTGCCGCCTGCTTAACTGCGGTTGGGACTGCGGGCCACCCGAACACTCCAACCACCTTCACCCCGAGATACACGCCAACTGGGAATGCACGCGGAGCAGGAGTGCTCGTGTCAATCTCGGTGTATGGCCAGCCATCGAGTGCCGCGTTGCGAGGAGCAGGAACAAAGTCTGTTCCAGCCGTCCAGGTTGTTTCATACACTCCGTCTGCGTTGTCATCCGTCTGAAGTGTCGTGACGCTCACGAGGTCATCGGTGAGCGCGTATGACCAGTCACTCGCTGTGTAGTAGCGCGTTTCAGTAGCAGTTCCAAACCCCTGGCGCCGGTCGCAGTAGTTGTCAATGAGCGCATCGGTTGCATCCAGCACGGACTGGAGCGCGCCGTCATCAGTGGTATCGGCAGTGCCAATCCCGATGGCGCTCTTGAACTCTGCGAGTGTTGCGTATGACATCAGATGCCTCCAGTTTGTAGGATGTATAGGGTTTCGGTGCCGCCACCTTGGTGCACAGCATACAACTCCTCACCCTCTGGCAGGTAGAACTCGTTGGTGAGTCCATCGTGTAGCCCAAAACCATTGGTGGTAGTGACACCTGCGCCTCCAACAAAGATGGCGTGATTCTGACCACCGTGTGAATGCAAGTAGAGTTTTGAGCCTCCCGCGTTGCCAACGGCAACTCTGACGCGTGTACCAGTCACCGAAACTTGCGCTGAGCGAATAGCCATCAGATGCCCCTCAGAGGCTTGCTGTTGAGCGCTTTGGGCAGGGTGGCTGTCTCCATAGCCTCAGGCGCTTCTGGCGCCTCTCCGTCGCTCCTGGAGCCAAATGCGGGGGATTCTGCTGGGGGGATGGGCTGAGCGTATCCGTGGGCAATGAGCGCGTGGGCCTCCTCGGTGGGCAAGTCAATAATGCCGCCACGGGGTGGCCATCGATTGCCGTCACGACTGCCCGCAATGTGCTCCAGCATTCTCACCAACATCTTGCCTCCTGAATAGTGCAGGGAGGCTGAGCCCAGCCCAGCCTCCCTGCGTGTCAACTAGTCAGCGACTAGTTAGACATTGGCTGACTTGAATGACTTGACTGCGCTTGCCTGGGCAAGACCAGTCGCGCCACGCACTTCAACCTTGTACGAAACAAGACCCGTGTTCCACGCAAACTCGCGTGAAACATCAACCCGCACGCCGCCAACAAGCGCCGTGTAGATTTGCCCGAGGTCACCGAACAGGATTGAACCTGCGGTGTCATCGGTGAGGTCGATGAGCGCTGCGGAATACACTGGCGCTCCGAGGAGCCGGTCAGGGTTGTTCGCATCGCCTGCGCGGAAGATTGGCTGACCCGTTGTATCAACGAGCCCGGTCACGACACCAAGCGTGGTGTCATTCATCAACCAACCAGCCTTTGGCGCTCGTCGGTACACCTGGTTCACAGATGCCTTCAACTTCGCAAGGTCAGTGTAGTTTGGGTTGATGGTCGTGCCCGAACCGGTCACGCCAGCACCTGCGGCAGCGGCAATCGCCGTACCAGCAAACGCACCGTGCGCAACTGCAACTTCTGCACCGCACTTGTCGGCAATCATCCCAGCCAGGTCAAAGACTGCATCCTCAACAAGTTCCTCAGAAACCTGAATGATGGTTGCATACTTCACTGGTGTGAGGGACAGCGCGCTGAGCGTGCCGTCTGACTCACCGATGGTGCCAGCCTCAGCAACGCTACCTGCGGTGCCGAGAGCAGTGACTCGTGGGAACTGCAGGTTGTTGCCGTTGGCAACACGCACCACAGTGATAATCCCTGGGTCAAGGAATGGGTTGAACTGAGCCGCAACAACATTCACGCGGTCAGCAATGGTGACTGGGTTGCCCAGGCCAGTTGACTTCGTGACATCACGGAACTCAAACATTCGGCTGCCGCCGTTGCGCCCAAGTGCGCGCAGTTCGGCAACTTCGCTGTCGTCTGACTTCTCAACCTTTGGAGCGATGACGGCAGCAAACTCTGCGCGCGCTGCATCAGCAGCGGAGCGAGCCTCA